GATACGAGGAAAAGGGGTCGGGGTGAGTGTGTTTGTGTTTACAAAAAAATGTTCAGGTTTTTCGTTTGAAAGTGGGTTCAGCGCAGCGTTTCGTGCGATGGTCGCTCGGGCGCGTTTACGGTTGAGGTGTTCTGCCCCACGTCTTGAGTTGCATGGTTTGCAGGCTGGGACATAGCCGTCTTGTATCGAGCCTCCGTTGTCGGTTTCGTTGAGGTGATCTAGTTCTGTTGCCCGGGCTTTACGGCACCAGTGGCAGAGAGGGCTGTCGGCTAGGAGTTCTGCTCTGGCTTTGCGGTATGCAGCTGTTTGGTATTCACTCATGTTGTCTCGTTTCTTCTCTAGCGCCCTTGGCTGCGCCTGCGGTTGCTTGCATGTTAACCACAGGGTCTGAGCGGTGATAGCCCCCCACACTTCGAGCTACGAGCTCAGGCTGCCGGATGATTACACCAGTGGACGGACACCATTGACATTTGTGACGTTTGGACGCTGCTTGAAACCGATACGGCTTCATCTACCCTGCTTCCACAGTGTGCTTACCAGCAGAGTGCAATCCCCTACGTGGCCATGGTTCTCTCGGTTGTAAGACTTGTCAGCGCTTCTTGACTTGGTCAACGCTTCCTGTGAGTGGAGGTTCTAATCGTGTAGTTCCGTCAGCACTTCTGATTGTTACGGCGCTCGCCTTAGGCATGTGATTACCGCGTTTACGCTTAGCCTTTGCTCGGCGCTGCGCCTTGGGGCTTAATTCAATTCCCATTACTACCTCCATTGGTAATGCCTAGGGGCAAATGGAGTGATACCCCTAGGCAGGAATGTCATATCAGCGTAAACACATTCTGTCAAGCACTGCGTCTACCGAGGCGCTCTGCAATCATCTCGAGCTGATTAGGTCGCCACACATAATGCTCCACATGAGGCTTCAGAGCGTTAGCCCACACAACCTGCATCGGGCTTAGTTTGGTGTCGTCAAGTTTCAGTTCTGCGAAGATGACGCCTCGTTCACGGTGGGCAAGGACTAGATCGGGGAAGCCTTTGCCGTCTGACCGCCACACACCCGGACGCACCTGATGGGGGCTGGGGTGGTGTATTAGCCAGCCGTTCATGCTTGCTATCTGCTCCACCTTGGATTGGAAGATGCGTTCTGTTGCTTCACCTGCCACCTTGGAGCCTCGCAATCTCGGTCTCGTAATGGCGTAGTTCACGCTCGAGGCGTTTGTTGTCTCGGTATTGCTCTTCCATCATCTTGACCATTGGCAACAAGTTGGAGACGTTTACATTGAACGACAAGATGCCCTCAGGATCCATGTGTTCGACTACCCGCTCAATGGCTGGGAGCAAATGGCGGTGCATGGCGCAGTAGCCACTGGTCTCGTTTTTGCAGGTGTAGAACGGGCAGAGGATGGCTTTAGACATGACGCTTAGCCAACCAAATGCCTAGGGCAATCATCAAAGTTGAGTGGGACACGAAGTAAACAAACTCAATCATTCTTTAGCCCATCTTGAATTTGTGCAAGGACGCGGTTAGCTTCGTCAAGTAAGTCCATAGCACGCTCTGCAAGTGAGCGCCAGCGGTCACGGTCTGCCGTTAAGCGTTGAATCTCATCACGCAAGCGTTCAATTTCGTCAGCACAATTATTGAAAGCATTTGGAACATCAAGCCAAAAACCATGATTTTCAACAATGGTTACCGCTTCTGCCCGTAGTCGGGTCACAATGTCATCACTCATCAGAACGGCTCCTCATCGCCAGGGAACTCGACAAGGTCATCCTCATGGGTAGCCACAATCGGATCAGGTGTGCCTCTTGGAGGCCAAAACGCTTTGTCGCCGTTTACATCTTTAAACCATGGTCGCTTTGTTCCGGCAACTTTGTCACGGTTATCCCACACTTGGGTTACTCCCGCTTGAGCCGCTTCGAGAACAAGCCAATCGGGTATTGGGCCCCATTGGTTCCCTTTGATGGTGACACCATCCCCTTTTGCTGAGGACGCTTGTGTTATACGCATTTTCGGGGCGGTGTTTTGCACCTTCGCCATCTCTTCACGGCTGGGGCGTTTGTTTACATCGGTGCCAGCCATGCCAGCGTTAGCCAATGCACGGCCCACAGCTGAGGTTTCACAGTTCTCAACATGTGACGTGCGGTTTACATTTCCAGCACCACGCACTTCTTCGGCGTAGCCCGTAGCAATGCACACATCCTCAAGCCAAAGTTCTGCACGGATCACACAAATGTCTGCACCGGGCACGGAGACCATGTGGGTGATGGTGCGTCCGTTGGGGTGTTGTTCGAGCCATCTGGAATGGCGTACGGCAACGGGCTCGTATTCGTCAAGATTAAAGCCCACTTGCAGCCTCCTTCTTTGCGAGGCGCTTCAAACGAGCGTCTTCTTTCTTTTGCAGAGCTGCAAGAGACTTCAAGCCTTCAGCAATTAAAGGCTCGATGACCTTGCGAAGCGTTGCGGTGATGTTCTTGTCTTGGTCTCGGAGCATCACATGCGTGATGGCTGTGAACTCCTCTGGGGTAAGCCTGACGGCTACCGCGTGTGGTTTGTTAATCATTGTTTCTCCCAATGTTTATTGTTTACTTGCCTGACGATACACGCCAATTGGATGCACCCTTACCATCGGCCCACAAGACGCGAGCCACCTTCAGGTTGCAGGATGGGTCTGTCAGGCTTTTGATGACCTGACGATAAGGGCGTTTACACGTCCTAGCAGTGAGTGTACGCCACGAAGAGTTGATCTGAAGAAGCCCGGCATCGCGTGAGCCGTCACCGTTGACACGGCTGACTGCTGTAGGGATGCACCTTGATTCCCTCCACATGATGTGATCGAAGACCTCCACGGGTAGCCCGTGTTTACGGAGCATTGTGTGCCAGTGCTGGCACTTCCACTTGGGTGCAGCTGATACTTGCACGGGGCTGATAAATACGGTGAGTAGTGCGAAGCACAGCAGTCCACGTTTCAATCTTCTCTTCTTTGATAGTCCAATAATTCAGCCTCAGTAATCCAGAGTTCTTCGTCTTCGAAGTTCCAGTCATACGGAGGGTCTTGCCAATGGGTTTCAATGTCAAGGGCTTGGTACATGCTCCAAATGAGGCATGACATGAACAACCCTAGAGGGAGGGTTACGAGGAATACCATCATCGGAGTGCCTCTTTGCCTTCTTGGGTGATTTCGCAGACCTGCATAGCAGAGCCAGCAGTCGAGAGGCGGGTTTCACCTGTCGGGATAATCAAGCCCATCGCGCGGAGTTCTGAACAGCGCTTCCAGTAGCAGCACTTTGGCTTGAGAGCCAGTCCAGAGGCCATACCAGCCTCCTCATCGGTCATTCCGCCCTTGAGGTACTCAGCGAGCAAAAGCATGGCTTGTGAGCGCTTACGAGGCTTGACGTCTCCAGCGCCTAGCACTGAGGTGATTGGGTCTGCACTGCGGAACAGTGGCAAGTCATCAAACATGATGTCTCCTTTGTTTGGGGGCGCTTGGTCGCCCGTGTAAACATTCTGCCTGCTGTGTTTACACAAGTCAAGCATTACGAAAGCGGAGGGCTGGAGTGGGGGAGAAACAACACACCCAACCCTCCTAGCCCCTAGGAGAGACCAAGCCCCTAGGGAGTCTTTACAGGCTTAGGTAAGGCGCGCCATGCAGCCTCAAAAGCCTCAGGGGATTCCCAATCATTGGACACCTCAACATGGAGCCACGCCGATCCAAAAGACCCGGCATTATCGGACTTGGTAAACACCTTGACCGATTTCGGATCTGTGCCTGCTCCCCTCGAACAACGGAAACCACGTCCGTAGGCGGTCTTGTCGCTTGGGTCTTGCTTAGGGTTGAGATACGAGTAATCGTGAATCTCGCAGATACGCAGCTCTTCGCTGTGGAGCAGTAACCAGTCCCATGCTTCACGCGCTACGGCACGGCCTGCACGGGTCTTTGGATAACCCATGTCAACAGCAAAGCCTGTGGCATGCACGGAGAGGTTCTTGGAACCACGCATTTGGCGGTTTGCATAGACATCGAGGTTGGTGAACTTCCAACGGCGTTTGCAGAGGTCTAGGAACTTGAGCGTGACGGGGTCTGTTGCTCCACCGTTCCACGCAGGGTAAAAGGGGTATTTACGGCTCATGGCACTGGCGGTGTGGTCGGTGGCTGTGGTGGGTCTTTAGGACGATCCTTCAACCCGTTTGACGCGAGGAGGCCTATCAAACCGCCCGAAAGGGTTAGGAGCATGCTGGAGAGGATGTTGATTTGGGCTCCATCTAGTTCGGCCATTTCCTGAGGCTGTACGACAAATAGCAATCCGTAGAGCATTGCAAACACGGAAAACATAAAAGACATCGTCAGACCGATGCCTACGACAAGTACGAGTCGGGCTTTGATTTGTTCGTTGGTGAGTCGTTTGTCGGGGTTCATTGGCATCGCCTTTCGAATGTGCCTGTGGCTTGGGTGTCTTCGCAGTTGTAGCGGACGCGGTCAGCGCAGCTACTCAACGTCAGGCAGAGCAGGGCTATTGGCAATAAGCGCTTCATACTCGGCAAACTCCTCGTCTGTCATCTCGCGTGTTTCGTCATCTATCTGAATTAATGGCTTGCTCATGGTGTCCTACTTTTTGTACCCGTACACAGAAATAGTGCCACCAGTCAAGGTGCCAGATGGCGCTATCAATTTAATGCCGTCATAAGCAGTGCCGACATCGTGCAAACCTGTATAAGTGCCGTAAACAGTTGAATAAAGAACTTGTGCATTGTGCAATCTTGTTCGCATTGCCTGAGCAGGATTAAGTAAATCAACATCCATTGAAGCTGCACCGTTGTTGGGCCCTGCACCACCACCAGCAAACGAAAACTGAGAGGCGTTGTTATCTGTTGCGCCAGCAATAACCGCAGTGGTCAAGTTGCCCCAAACGAGCACACCGTAATAACCAGTCGTAGAAGCTGTGCCTCCTAGTGTTAATTGTAAATGCAGGTTCACGGCTGTTGAGTTTTGACCACCTGAAAGGATGACCTTGTAGTTGTCATAATCAGCGGTGAAACAGTTGTTTACAGTCACGCTAGAAACGCCAGTGCCCACAGCCTGCGACTTGACAAGCCACAAGCCCACAGCGTTCATATCCTGTGCCCGCAGGGTCTCGCCCACAGAGAAGGTTGGATAAGTCATAAAGCCTCCTAAAAGCCCAATTTATTCTCGTCAAGTTTACCGAAAACAGAATTATCAAGAATAAGAAAACGATAAGCATCCGCAGAAGACACAATCAAAGTCGCATCAGTAGTTGAAGGGTTAGCCGAAATAGACACAGACTCAACAACACACGGATAAGAAACACCACGCAAATCAATACGAATTTGAGTTCCGACCTGCAAAGCATCCACAAAATTCAAACTTGCTTGAGCGTCCAAATTGAAACGAATTGACGTAGGACGAACAAGGTTCACGTCAAGAGTGTTTTTGATGTACTGGGCAAGATTGGCAGCTTGAGAAGTTGACACGTCAACCGAATTGAAATTCAGCACCGGGCGAGAGCTACCGACAATTTGATCCGCGAAACCCTCTGCAGAAACAATCACGGTATTAGCGAAATACTGCCCATCGTTTACAAAGTCAAGGTTCATGTAGGTGCTATTAGGAGACCCTGCCACAGTGCCATCAGTAAAAATAACTGGCGTTGCCGGGTTAATAAAAGAGCCTCGAGCAAGAAAAGAAATACCAAGATCGCCATCTCGTAAACGGCCTTGTTCGGTTCGAACAATTGTCTGCACAATGTCATTTAAGAATGTGCCCGTTGTAAACGTGGTTGCCGAAACAAAAGACAAGCCCGTCTGATAAGTGGCTCCAATACCGTACGAAGCGACAAGGTTGCCAAATGCCTGCCCTGTGTCCATGCCAGCGGTCAGGGTGTAATCGCTAGTTAGTTGCTGTTCACCAAGTCGTACAAGTTCGCCTACGCCGTTAAACGTCCAAGTGTCAAGCGCAGCAATTACCCCATAAGAACGAGTCAAAGATCTGGCATAGCAATAACGCGTCAAACGCAAAGTTCCATTATTTGAATAAAGCCTCAATCGAACAACGCTGTTTATCTTCCCAAAAGCAGCAGGAAGGCTGTCAGGGTCAATGCCTGAAATGTTTACTTGTCCAGCAGGAAAGTCATTTGTTACTTCTGAACGACCAAAAGTAAACGACAAAGTTTGAGCGTTAACCGTTGAATAAGAACCACCCGGGGTGTTCTCAACTTCTACTGTCCAGTAAAACTTCGCGCCCATCAGCTGTTAGTTACTCGAATAGGAATAGATCCGTTTGTCTTCATCCAACGCTTAAGCGCGTCAACTACGGCTTGAGGGTCGCCACCGTTAACGTGGATAGTGACGTTGCCACCGCCACCCATGCCGAACTCTCCAGCACGAGACAAAGGCACAACAGCCTCAGGGCCAGCCTCGCCAATCACCGCAAGAGTCGCTTTGTTTACAATGCCACCCTCAGCAAGCATCGGAATGTTCGGCACATCAAAGCCTTTGCCACCAATGCCCGGCACAAAAGACGGAATCCTGAAAGACAACTTGCCAAAAGTGTTATTCCACAGCGAAGCAATGCCATTAAACATCGCCTTGTAAAAACCAAGGACACCAGTGAAGTAGCTCTTAATTAGGTCAATGGATCCTGAGACGGCATTGCCGATGAACTTGAAGACAGAGTCGACGATCTTGCGGAATCTTTCAAACTTGAAATAAGCAGCTGCAAGAGCAGCAATGAGAAGACCGATGCCAAGGACGATGAGCGTGATTGGGTTGAGCGCTAAGACCGCGTTAAAGGCTGCCTGCACAGCGGTGGCTGCAGTCGTGATAGCAGTCCACGCAGCAATGGCTCCGTTTACAAGAAGCACAGCGCCAGCGATACCGCCGATGACACCGGCAATCGTCAGGAAGGCTCCAGTATTGTTTGCAGCCCAATCACCCAACTTGGTCAGGTACGGAAGCACCTTCTCAACAATCGGCAAAAGAGCTGCACCGATAGTTTCCTTTGTCTCAGCGAGCGAGACCGACAGACGTTGAAACTGTCCCTCAGCCGTGTTTGCCTTGGTCGTTGCAGCGCCACCAAAAGTGTCTGCCAGCACCGACATCGCACCCTCAGCATCGAGGCCTTCTTTGACCAGATCCTTGAGTTTGGGGTCTAACTTTGCCAGCGCCTTGGTGTTACCGCCATACGCCTTCGCAAGAGCGTCTGTGACCGCTGAGAGAGGCTTTCCAGTGGCTGCAGCAATGTCCATCGCCAGCGAAGCGCCCTCTTGCGCTTTCTTAAGGTCGCCCGTCTGCGTGGCAAGTTTTGCTATAGCCGGGCGAAGTTCGTCATCAGTGACACCAAGCAATTTGCCCTGAGTACTAATCCAATCCTCATTGGCTGCAATCTGTGCATCCGTAGCGGTCGTGTTGTTCTTCAGCGCCTTTGTAAGAAGTTCTTGTGCTGCAGCGTCCTCAATAGCGCCCTTGCCAGCGTCAAACAGTGCAGCGCCCAAAGCACCAACCGCAGCAGTCGCAGGAATCAAAGCCTTCTTAAAAGCAAACTTGGTTTTAGCAGCTGCACCGTCAAGTTGTGCAAACTCTTTCTTAGCCTTTTCTACACCTGAAGAATCAAACTGGCTAAAAATGTTAAGTACAACAGACATGGTTATATATTCCCACCGCGTCCAACGGAACGCATCACTCTTGACACCAAGTCTTTCAACTGGCCTTCAACCTCAGGTTGTTTGACTTCGTAAGCACGGTAAAGCACTCGAGAAGGCTGACCGAATCGGCGGTCTAACTGTTGCGACAAGTCACCCTTGCGAGCCATGTCAAAAATGGTGGCCTGAGTACCACCCCAACGAATACCAAACACGCCCACGTTCTGTTTGAACCCGAGACCCGTGTCGCGAATCTTCTTGCCTGATGTAAACGCTTTGAGATTCTTGCGAACCATCATGGACTGCCAGTGCATAATTTCTTTGCCGGATTTGCCCTTCCACGAATACTTCATGCCTGACAACGGAGGCTCAACAGGTAAACGCGAATACGCCTCTTGGATCACAGGCTGCACAATCTCTTTGAAGTCCTTGGTGACTTGCCTGCGAAGCTTCTTGTCAATGTCATTAAGTTCTTTGAGAGCCTCTTTGAGACCAACGACTTCCATGCCAAACTCAGCGGCCACGTTTACTCTCCTTTGCTCTCTGCTTCAGCACATCCAACATGGTGTGCAGCTCTTGTGTGTCGAATGGGATTTGGTGAGGCCAGAAACCCGTCTCAACTGCTAACTCGCAGATGGTTCGGAGGTAACTGCCTCGTCCGTAGGGTTTGCAGCGTCCTCACCTACAACGTCAACCGACACAAGG